CGGCAGGAACTCGGCCGGCGTCTCGGCGGCATTCATCAGCGCCGGGAACGGCGGGGCGATGCGGTCGATCAGCTCGCCCGCGACCGTGTCGAGAGCGAGCTCGAGCAGCGAGCTGTTGGCCGGCAATAGAGTCATGGGCTCAGCACCTTGATATCAATCGCGATCGAGTCGCAGAAAGGGGCCTCGCCGTCGCTGCAGGCGATGGGCGCCAAGGGCTCGAGCAGATCCAGGCGCACCGCGCCGGCGCCGATCAGGCGGGCGCGAATGTGATCAGGGTCGACGTACCCTTTCAGGCGATGCTGCGCGGCGGCGTATTCAGCCAGGGCGCTGACAGCCGACCGCTGTGTGATCTCGGCGTCAGGGCCGGGGTTGATGTAGGCGGTGGCGCGGACCTGGTACCCGACGATGACTGCCGGGCGAATGTCGACCGTGTCCGTCTCGGGCGAAACGTCCTCGCGCGCGAAGTGGGCGCGCTGGGCGTCGAGCAGGGCTTCGCTCGGCTCGCCGCGAGCGGCGTGGCTAAGCACCCACACCGTGACGACACCGGGCGCTGTGCGCACGGGGCGGACGTCCTTCACCTGTGCGGCGAGGGCGTCGGGCTGCAGGGTATACGTGACCACCACGGTGCCGGGTTCTGGGGCGGTGATCGATACGGCGGCGCGGTCGCCGAGGGTCAGCGCCTCGCGTCGGTAGTGCAGCCTCGAGCCAGCGGCCGGCGCGTGAGGCGCCAGGTAGTAGCGCAGGCGCAGATCCTCGTCCAGCTCGACCTCAGCGGGTACCGGCGGGAAGGCGTCGGGGTCGCCGGGGGTGACGACGCGGCGTTCGAGGCCCATGTCGGCGGCGCGGGCGTCGAGGTTCGAGCCCTCTGCCCACCAGGCCAGCATCTGCTTGATTCGCGCGTTGTATTTTCGCTCGTGGCTCTGCAGGCGCAGCGTGAAGGCCTGCAGGATCATGGCCAGCAGGTCGCTGTCGTTCTCCAGCGCCTCGGCCAGGCGTGCGGCCTTTTCGGGGTCGCGTGCCTGCACATAGGCCAGCACCTCGGCCTTGAACTCGGCGAGCAGCGTCTCGAAGGTTTCGACCTTGACGATCTCGGGCTCGGCCAGCTGGTTGAGCCCCGGAATAAGCATGCTCACGTGACCACCTCAAACGTCATTTTTCGGTTGTGCCAGGTACCGGCCAGGCGCAGCCGCAGGCCGGCGCCCTCGCGGGTGGCGACGATCGCCTCCGGCACGAACTCGCCGATGCCGTTCGCCTCGTTGTAAAAGGCCTCGGCCGCGTCGGCCTGCGCGAGGATCAGCAGGCGATCGCCGAGGTTCTTGCCCAGCCTGGTAGGCAGGCGACAGCCGTACAGTGGGCGTTTCTGGCGGGTGCCGAGCGGGGTCGTCAGGGCGCGGGTCGCGCGCTGCACGAAGGCGGGCCAGTCGTCGACGGTGGCGCCGGTGTCGCGGTCGATGCCGATCATTCTGGTACCCCGCCGATGCTCGGGCCGCCCGAGTTCAGGTGCTGGTGATCCTTGCCGATGTTCTTGCCGTCGTGGTCGAGGGTGCCGCCGATGTGCGAGAAGCCCGCCGCCGTCAGCTTGAAGCCCACGCCGCCGAGCATTACCTCGACGCCGGATTGGTCGGCCTTGACCGATAGCGGGCCGTTTGACCAGGTCAGCGCGTGGCTTTCGTGGTCATAGGCGGTTTCGGTGCCGTCGGGGTAGGTGCGCCGGTGCAGCTCGCCGCGATCGGAGACCGGCGGGAAGGCGCCCGAAGGGATGCCCGTCAAGGCCACGCTCTGCGCGCTGCCGTCACCGGCGCCGAAGTTGATCAGCAGGCATTGCTCGCCCTCGCTCGGGTGGCGCGTCTCGCTGACCTCGCCCGCGCTGGGGTTGAAGTAGCGGATCCACGGCGACAGCAGCTCGCCATGGCTCACCCGGCAGCGCCCAGCCGCCGGATCCACGGCGGCCACGGTGCCGATGCGGTTGTGATTCTCGGCGCGCCGGCGCAAGTCTTCGATTTCCGTCTCGAGTTCGGCCAGACGCTCGATCAGCGGCGCCAGGTGGACCCGCAGAATGGCGTCGAACATCGTTACACCTCGAGCGGTTCGTAGTTCGCCGGATCGTCAGGATCCACCCGCCAGGTGAAGGCCACGAGCGGGGCGGTGTTGAGGGTTGGCTCGGGCTCGACCTCACCGATCGCCAGGCGCTGCCGGAAGGTGACGCCCCAGGCGTCGTATCCGTCGTCGCCGCGCTGGAAAATCGAGGGGCCGCTGTGCAGATCCTCGGGGTAATTGCACTGGCGCCCGTGGAAGCCCCAGCGGTTGCAGTCGGCCAGGCGCTCGAGGGCGGTCGCGAGGTTGATCGCCTCGAGGTTGGAGTACTTGCGCCACCGGGCCACGACCGCGTGCAGGGTGACGGTGACGTCGTGCACGTAGCGCCCGTCGTTGTGCCGGGTGGCCGGGGTGGTGCGCTCGAGCTCGATCAGCACGGTGGCATCGCCAACCTTGCCGTCGAACTCCTCGTAGTTGGCCACGCTGACGCCCAGCCCAGCAGCGTGGACGGCGTCACCGATGGCGAAGAACAGGTCGGACAGCTGATTAAGCGGCCTCGAGGACATAACGGGCCTCCTGCTCGAACAGTTCCATGAATCGATTGGTGGCGCGGCGCTCCCAGCGCTCGAGGGCGCCGAGGCCTTCGCCTTCCCAATCCTCGGTCACCTTCTCGATCGGCAGGCGCTCGCGGCCCTTGCGCCGGAAAACCAGGCGCTGCGTCGATCGCATCGGTGATATGAAGGCGGCGTCGTATTGACGATGACCGACCGCGACGCCGGTCGGGGTCTGCTTGGGCGTGCCCAGGTAATGCACGCTGATCGGTTGCAGACCGACCCACAGCTTCACCTCCTTGGCGGTGGATCGGCTGTGGATCTGGTAACGGTGGCGAAGTGGGCTCTGCGTGATGCGCAGCTCGCGGGAGATCTCCCGCGAACTGTGCGTGCGCAGCCACAGCGCCGTTTTGCGCAAGGCGCGGGCGGCGGCCAGGTCGAGGCGGCGCGGCATATCGGCGATGGCCTTGTCGACCGACGCCCAGCCGTCCACCTCGAAGTTCAGCTCGAAGCCTGCCATCTGCCCCGCTCCCCTGCAGGTGCTGCTCGGTTGCCATACGGCACGAGGGTTAACAGCGAGCGCAGGCGCCCGAGCGGCTCGACGTTGCCGACGGAGTACTCGACCCCGTCGACGACGATCTTCGCCGTCCGGTCCTGCGGCACCGCCGAGGTGGCCATCTGCAGCAGCACCTGGTCGGGTCTCACCCGCAGGTTCGCCGCGTTCGGATCCACGCCCGAGCGGTACTGCCGACCCGAGCGGGTCGGCGCGCCCAGCATGCCGTTGACCGTGCGCGCTTCCCGCCCCGGCTCGATCACCTGCACGGTGCAGCCAAACTCGTCGCGGTCATAGAGCGCGTCGAGGTCGTCGGCGCCGATCACTTCGACTTAGCCGGCGTCACCGGCTTTTCGGCTGCAGCCTTGGCCTTTTCCAGCTCGGCCACTTCGGCGGTCAGAACATCGCGGCGCTTGCCGAACTCCTCGAGGTCGCTTTCCAGCGCCTTGAGATCACCGGCCAGCTCGTTCTTGCGCGCCTGCAGGCGCTCGATTTCGGCCTCGAGGGTGGTGCGCTGCTCGTCCAGGTCGTCGAGGCCGTCGTCGCCCTGCTCGACGCGATAGGCGGCGACCTCCTCGTCGGTGGCGTCGCGGGCCAGCTTCGAGCCGATCCAGTCATTGCGCAGCGCGCGGTCGACCTCGAGCGTGGTTTCGGCGGGTACAAACTCGCCGTGCACGCTCAGGCCGAGCAGCGTCACCACGATGTAACTCGTGGGCAGTTGCTTGCTCATGCGGTTGGTTCCTTGTGATGCGGTCAAAATCGGGGGCCGGAGCCCCCTACCTGCCCGCTTTCAGGTTCGGTTAGCCTGCTGCCTTGTTGCCGATGCAGAAGGCCTCTTTGCGGCGGATGCCGGCGTCGACGTCTTGGAATACGCGCAGCATCAGGCCGTCGCTGCCTGCCAGGGCATACGGGTCGGGCTTGAGGTCCAGCACGCCCCACATGCCGAGGATCATCTGCGAGAAGTCGCCGTAGACCCACTTTTCGGCCGGCATCTGGTTGGTGGCCTCGGCGCGGTAGCCGTTGACCTCGTTGTCCTTGCCCCACAGGCGCTCGCCGGTACCGGCGAAGACTTCCTTCTTCTTGGCCATGCCGCGCTGCGTCATGCTGGTCAGGTAGGCCAGCGAGCCGCTGTCGACGTTGAAGGTCGCCGTGTTGCTTTCCATGTTGACGACCGTATCCCAATCGATCCCGGTGCTCGGGAAGTTCAGGGTCGGAACGCCGGCCATGTTCAGCAGGCCGAGGATCTGGTTATCGACGCCGGTGCCGGTCAGCAGCGCCAGGTCGATGGCCACGCCGATGCCGTCGACCAGGTCGCTGATGATCAGCGATTCGATCGAGCGGCTGGCCTGCTTGCGCAGCTTGCGGGTGACCGGGATCGCGCCGGCGATGGTCTTCGGCGACAGCGGGATGGTGGTCAGGTCGAAGTCGCTCGGGGTGACGTTCTCGCCCTCGCCCAGCCAGTAGAAGTTGCTCCCGTTGAGCTTCTTCGGAATGTCCAGGTCGCCCACCAGGCCGCCCAGCATGCGCATGCCCAACTTGGCCATCACGGTGCGGTTGCGCAGGATGTCGACGAACTGGTCGAGGCGCAGGTCAGTGGCCACCAGCTCGCCGCCCTTGCCGGCCTCGCCCTTGCTCATGCCGCGTTTGTAGCCCTCGAGCAGCAGGTCGTGCGGCACGTAGAAACCGCGCGCTTCCTTCTTGAGGTGGTCGCCCAGGGCGATGCTGACCTCGCGCTCGAGGCCCGCCTTGCTCCAGTCGTTCTCGGCGGCGGCGTTCAAGGCGCGCATCAGCGAATATTCGCCGACTTCCTTCTCGCTCAGGCCCATGCCGCGAGCCGATACGTCATTCGTGAACTTCGGCAGCTCACGGGCGCCAGGCTTGGCCGGCGGGGTGCTGGTCGCGACAGGCTTGTGACGCTCGAGCAGCTGCGCGCGCAGCTGGTCGACCGAGTGACCGGCGGTGATGGCCTCGGACGCCAGCGCGCGGTGCGCCGGGAACTGCTCGCCGAGGGCCATCAGGTCGGCCACGCGCTGACGCTCGAGGGCTACCGGGTCGGTGCCGTTGGTGTTGGTGGCGGTCGGATTGGTGCGCTGACCGTCGTTCGGATCGTTCGGCTGGGGCATTTCGATACCTCGAATGGTGATGGTGTGTGAGGGTGTTTCAGGGGCGGAACGCCCTACCCCGACGGTCGGGTCGGCGGGCACGGAAACGCTGGAAACCTCGTAGGGCTCCCAGCGGGTGACGCGGTAGTGATCGAGGCCGCTTTCGCTACGCTCGAGGACCATTTCGACGGGGATGTAGCCGACGGAAATGTTCCGGCGGATGCCATCGATCACGTCCTGCCAGATCTCCTCGGCGCGCTCGCTGCGCGAGAATCGGATCCGCGCGCGCAGCTTGCGATCGCTGTCGAGCCAGGCCTCGTCGACGACGCCGATCTGCCCGCTCCAGCTGTTGTGCTGCAGCAGGAAGGGGGCGCCGGCGCGCAAGCGGGTCAGGTCGACCGACTCCTCCGAGTGGTCGAGCACTTCCATGCCGAACCACCGGCGCACCGGGTATTCGCTGGAAACGGCGACCTCGACGGTGCGGGCCTCCTTGTCGATGGTCGACAGGTCGACGGCGAGCGAGCGCTGCAGCTGCTGGCCCTCGATCTGCCGCAGAACGGGCGCCGGGGCGCCGCTATTCGTCGTCGGTGCCGTCGGCTTTGGCATCGTCGGTTTCCTCGGTTGGTTGGGGTTCAGCGAGCAGACCCAGCTCGCGCAGGCGCTCGGCCTCGTCGGCCAGCTCGGCGAAAATCTCGTCGGGGTCGTCGCCATTGGCGCGGATATACGAGCTGCGCGATTTGGTGCGGTTGCCGATCGACTCGGTGGCCGACTTGCTGTCTTTCAGCGGGTCGACCCAATCCCAGCCGCGTGGCTGCCAGACCTGCTCGCTGCAGCGGGCCAGATCCCGGGGCGGGATCTGCAAGGCGCCCTTGAGCAGGGCACACTCGAACCAGGTTTCGCCGAGGCGCTCGAGCAGCTCGCTGATAACCAGCTCCTGCACGCACTTGTAGAAGTCGCGCTCGTCGAGCGTGCCGTCGCGCAGGCTCGAGAAGCTCACGCCCTCGAGGTCGTTGGAAAGCCGGTTGTAGCTCGGCCCCAGGCCACCGGCGGCGCTGCGCAGGGTGTCTTTGACGAAGGGGGCGAAATCGCTCCCGGGCGTGTTGTGGTTGAGCTCGCGGTACTTGTAGCCGTAGGGCAGCGCCCGGGCGGTACCGGCCTCGACTTCCTCGTAGATCGCACCGACGTCGTCTTCGTCGTCGTTGGGCGGGTCGAGCCATTCGGCGTCGGGCTCATAGAAGCCGGTGATCTTGGCCGCATGCTCGGCCTTGATCCGCGTCGCCTGGCGAAACTCCTCGAGGTGGTGCAGATCCAGCGCGGCGGCATGGGTCCAGGTGAAGCCGCGCACCTGGTGCGGGCGCCACGGGTCGAAGCTATGGATCAGCTCGTCGGCCGGGATCCGTTCGTACTTCTCCTCGACCGGGCCGTGATAGACGTCGCCGGGGTGGTACTTGAGCAGCCAGTAGGCGACCGGGCGCTCCCAGGCGTCGAGCTCGACGCCCATGCGGATGCGGTTGCCGTTGTCGAGCTCCTGGTTAAGGTTGAGATCCAGCCGATCGGCCTCGAGGATCTGCACCGCGAAGCCCCAGCGGTTCGGCCAGTTGCGCAGCAGGCGCACAAGCACCTCGCCGTCGCGGGCCAGGGTCTCGATCCACAGCCAGCAGAACGTCACGAAGCTATAACGCCCGGTAACGTCAAACTGCCCTTTTCGGCAGAACTTGTCCCATTCCTTCTCGATCAGCCGGCGGGTGATGCGATCGGGCTTGCCATCGGGCAGCACGGCCTTGGACTGCAGGCGGATGCCATAAGGGCCGATGACGTTCTGCCGCAGCAGGCGATAGAAGCGCTTGAGCGGCGAGGCGTTGATCGACTGCTCGCGGGCGCGTTGTCGCAGCGTCTCGTGGTCGCCGTAGATCAGCTGGTTGGCATCGGCGCCACTCGAGCGCCGCGACCAGGCCTTCGTCAGCCCGCCAGCGCTGGCCATCTTGAAGCCTCGACGGCCTACGGTCGGCTCCCGCCGTGCGGTGCTGGCATCGGCGGCAGGCGTGCGCGCGCCACCCCAGCCCAGGCGCGCCAGGGCGCGGCGTAGCGGGTTCATAGGCTTACCTCAGAATGAAATGCACCGGGCGGCCGAGTGGCCATCGGCGGTTGCGCTCGCGCGCCGCCTCGCGGCGGTACTGCAGGCGCAGCTCGTTGAGTCGCTCGATCGGGATCCGGTCAAGGCGCTGGCCGTCGATCTCGTAACTCTGCTGATCCTTGGGGATCCGCTTCTCGAGCGCGGCCTCGATCAGGGCGAGCATGCGCTGCGCGTGGCTGCGCACGTCGCTCGGCTCGGCCGTGGCGAGGTTCGGGTCGACCTGCAGCGTGCCCTTGGCCACCGTCAGGCGCTCGTCGCCCTTGGCGACCAGCGCGACCCAGCGGTAGAGGCCAGGCGCCCACGTTGCCGTGGTACCGGCCGAAAGTTCGACGCGGTACGGGGCAGCGGCGATCGCCGCGACCTCGTGCCGTTCGGGGCCGCTGAATACGTACACCAGCGCCCAGCCGTCAGCAGCCGGGCAGGCGGGCACGTCACGCGACCAGGCGACCGAGTCGCCGGCGTGTAGGGTGGTCGGTTCCATGGGTCACCGGGGTGATTTGCGGATGATCTTCACGCGGGGCCGGGCCTTGGCCCTTGGCTTCGGTGGCTCTGCAGGGGCCGGCGAACGGGGCGCAGGTGGCGGGGTGTCGTCTCCCTCCTCCTGGTCGGCATCCACCGGCGCGGGCTGCGGATCCGCAACGGGCTGGCCACCCTTGACCAGGGCGACGAGCTCGGCACGGGTCAGGGCGCCGACCTTGCGGCGCTGCAGTTTGTCGCGCAGGGCGAGGATGTACTGCATCGCCTCACAGTCGAGGTAATGGTTCTCGCCGACCTGGTGGAAACGCCCCTCGCTTTCGCGCCACTCCTCGCCGACCAGCTGCTTGCAGTAGTCGTCGGTGACTTGCTGATGCAGCAGCCACCAGCCGGGCCGGGTATCCGGTCGACCGAAACGGCTATGCACCCAGCGCTTTGCGAGGGGTGAATCGAACGCCCAGCGGGCATCGCCGCGCTTGCGGGTTTTGCCCTTCTTGTCCTGCTCGACCAGCTCCTTGCGGAACGGTTTGTCGAGCTTCTCCCGGCCGCGCAGGGCGATGGCTCGCCCCTTGTGCTCGTTGATGAACTTGTAGACCTGGTCGTCGCGATAGCCGATATCGATGCCCGTCAGGCTGATGCCGTGACCGTCACCGTATTCGGTGTCGATCAGCTCGGACAGCTGGTCCCATACGGCATCCTGATCGGTCTCGCCCCACAGCTCGCCGTGCTCGAGGAGCATCGAGCCGAGGCCGGCGAACCAGGCGCGCACGACGTACACCAGGCGGTTTTTCTGCACGTCGATCGTGCAGTAGATCCGCAGGGGCTCGTGCAGCAGCTCGGCGGCGGCGTAGCCAAAGCATTGCGCGCGAACTTCCTCCCAGCTGGGGGCGTCGCCCGCCTCGGCGTAGCACTCGCCGAAACCCGTGTTGTAGACGGCCAGCAACTTGGACGGATCGCCATCGATCAGGGCGGCCAGCAGCTTCTTGGCAAGGAATCCGTAGGACTTCTTGACCGCGAAACTGCACAGGCCCGAGATCCAGATCGAGTAATGGGTAAACCCGGCCGTGTCAGCGGTGCCGAGGATCTGGCCCTTCTTGCTGATCGACTCGCCGGGGGCAACCGGCACGCCCCGGGCATTCATCCAGGGGCGCCACTTGTCCTCGATCATGCAGCCGTTGCAGGGGCAGGTCAGCCGCGCATGCTTGAAGGCTTCGTCGGGCGTGCACTCCTCGGGCGAGCCCTTGCCGGGCCACCAGAGCAGGCCCGACCAGGGCACGAAGTATTCGCCGCACTCAGGGCACGGTACCGCCCACTCGTGGCGGGTGCCCGACTGCCAGAGTTGCCAGACCTTCGAGCCGACTTTCTTCGCCTCGGCGACGACCCAATGCCACAGGCCGGTGCGTTCGTCGGGGCGGCGCTCGATCTTGCCGTGCGTGGGCGTGGCGGTGTAACCGATTTTCGAGTCGGCGTAGGCATCGCCCCGCGCCTCGATGATCTCGGTCGTGTCACCTTCGCCGGTGTTTACGATGCGATCGACCTCGTCGACCATCACCAGGCCGGCAGAGTCGGCGGCGAGCTCAGTCGGCGAGCCGGCCCATGCGAAGCGGAACTTGGTGCCGCCCAGCCACTTGACCGTTTTCGTGCTGCGCCCTTCGTACTTCGCCGCGAGCGACTCGCACTCGCCGAACATGGCCATGAATTTGGGCTCGATGGTCCCGTCGATCAGCGGCTTGGTCGGGGCGACGTACAGGCAGGGCGTCGGATCCTCGTCGAGCCGGTGGCCGATGATGTTTTCCATCGTCACCGACTTGCCCATCTGCGTGCCCATGACGAAGGTCACGCGGGAAAAGCAGGGCTGCGCGAACGCCCAGGCGACCGGGCGCATATAAGGGTTCGTGTCAGGGTTGAACGGGCCGGGGATCGGCGCGCTCGGCGGCATGATGCGCTTGTCGCGTGCCCACTCGTCAGCCGTCCTCGGCGGCGGCGCCTGTACCATCTTCGCCGCGTAGCTGATCGAGGTGGTCAACGTCCGCAGCGAGCTCGCGTGCGCGACGTTCGAGGCGGTCGGCAGTAGCTGCGCGGATACGCCGCGTTTCTTCAAATACTCGAGCTCGGATGGTGGCAGGGTCATCGATCACCGCCAGATCGGCAGCGCAGCGGCTAGGCAGCGCGTCGAGTTGAGTTGCATAAACGGCCGCGACGCTGACCAGGATCTGCGAGACGGTGTCGGCAGGCAGGAGCCGGCCGCGCGTCTGGTCGATCTCGAGCTGCAGCTTTTCGCGGCGGGCGCGCTTGAGCAGGCGATCCTCGGTCGAGGCAGAGGCGAGCCCCTCCTCGTCTTCGTCGTCGTCGCCGAGTTCCTGGCGAACGGCGCGGGCGATCAGCCACTCGATCGCGGCCTCGCTGTCGATCTGCACCTCGACGCCACGACCACCGCCGCCGGAAACCGGCAGACCGTCGTCGATCAGTTTCGAGATCCAGCGCGGCGACTTGCCGATCAGCTCGCCGAGCTCCTTCTTGCTGACGATCTTGCCCATGGGGAGAAAGGACCAAAGGAGCCAAGGAACAAAAGCGCAAAACCGCATAAGTCCTTTTGAACTGATGCGGTTTTGATCCTCTGCGAAATAGGGTCGAGGCCCCGCCGTGACTGGCTGCGGGGTCAGCCGAGCGATGCAGGCCGGCAGGGCCTCGAGAAAGGAAGAACGGACCCGACTCGCGGATCCAAGCCCGCGCGAATCCCGCGAGTTTCACACCCGTGAGGGGTCACCCCCTCGGGGAGGACCCACAGGCCGAGGTGCAGGTCGGGCCGATGCAGCAGGGCGCGTCGACAGCATCAGCAGCCGGCGAAGCCTTGAGCGTTTCGCGCGCTTGCGCGATCGCATTTCGGCCGACGTCTTCGCGGATCTCGTGCATGGTCTGCTTGAGGCGATAGCCCTCGAGCTTCCACAGTTCATCCCGCGCAAGCCGCTCGGCCTTGCTGATCGCCAGCTCGATGCCGAGCTGCAGACGGAAGTTCTCAGGACTCGCGCTGGCCGACTCAGCCGTCACCAGCGTAAAGCCCGACGCCATGATCGCGGTGGCCAGCACCGTGGTTGTTCCTGGCACGTGGTGCGTGCTGTAAGTGACGCCCTTCATCAGCGCGTCAATGTGCTGCGGGGTGATGCGCGGCGCCGATAGCCCCAGGTTGGCGATCTTGGTCTCGACTTGCTTCTCTGCTGGTGTCATGCGGGTGCTGCCTTATGAGCTGGTGAAAGGGAAGTGCTACCCCAAGGGTTATAACGGCCGAGCCGGCAAACCCAACTCAGGGCGCCGGAGCGGCCGAAAAAACCTTCTCGCGCTCCCGCACATACGCCTGCAGCTGCTCGAGCTGCGCCGCGTTCGCATGGCATGCGCCGTAATTGCCGGCGACCGTGGCGGCCACCGTCGAGAGCTGCACCTCGCCGTCAGGGAGGGGCTGCAGCGGCCGGGGGGCTCGCATCAGCAGCGCCGGGGCCTGCTCCGAGATCCTCGGCGCGGGCGGCTGCGTCGTGCAGCCGTACAAAGCCAGCAGGCACAGCACAGCGAGAGTCGTCATCAGGCGTGACATAAACGGGCACCCTTTGAATGATTGTTTTGCCTTGCTTCTCGATCACCTCGACCCGGTCGACGTACTCCGTCACCACCCGGTCGCGCACGGTGCCGAGCGCCTGGCCCTGCTCGAAGGCCTTGCGCAGTTGCTTGGTCTCGAGCTGCTTTGCCCGATCGAGCTCGTGGCCGGCGCCGCCGAGCCAGCCGAGCGCGTACACCAGCCCAGCGATCACGACGACCGCGAGCAGCCCATAAAGTCGAGTCATAAGCCCACCAGGTAGAGAGTGCGCTGCAGTTGCCGCCGCACGACGATGCCGCCGCAGTTGCTTGCAGCGAGCCGGCAATCGCGTCCCGCGACGAACATCCAGCGCAGGAACTGATCGGCGGCGGCGACGTAATC